TCCTTGCAATACGTGGTATCTGCACCCATTCGTTTTCTTCTTTAATGTCTGTTGGCTGTGGAAGTTTCCATTTGCCTATACTTCTAGTCATCCTCCTCAACTATTGCTTTAGCGGGCATTAGCATAACACCACCAGATGCTTCTACCTGCACCTTCTCTGTTTTAATCAGACCAGTACGGTCAAGCAGTTCTTTAGCTGCAGCCATTTTATCACGAATACCAAGTTCAGTGGGATCATACAAAGCCCCTGTCATTGCCATAGCAGCCTTTGGAGCATTACGTGCCATATACATTTGCGTAGCCTCAAGGATTTCTTCCTTTAAGCCTTTTACAATTGCAGTTGTAGGTGTGTTTTCAGAATAACCAGCCAGTTTCTTTGCGGCAACTACGTCACCGCCAGCCTCTTCAAAGAGGACATCAAGAAACTTCTGTTGGCGTTCATTTAGTTCTCTAGCCATTTTTTCTCTTCTTCATTGTAAGGCCACATATTACTTGCCTTTATTCTGGCACTTATTCACAGCTTTACAATTAGCTGGAGTAGGACAACCCTTACAAAGTTTAAACTTTTCCATTAAAATTCTCCATTGTGCATTGCGTTAGCTAACTTCACTGAACGTGATTTTACCTGATTTGCCCACCTGCTGTCAAGCATTTCTTTTGCTGCGGTAGAAAAATCTTGTTCGTGAATGGCGTTCCACATTTTCCGAAACTTACACAAGCGTGGTACACCCATGTTAAAAGCCATATCCATTAAGATAAGTTGACGTACACTGTCTAATCTGTCTACGCAAGGGTGCGCACGAACCAGTTCTTCTTCGACAATCTGCACGTCATTCTGTGCTAGATAGACCGCATCAGCTTCTGTAATACCCCACTCGTATACGTGGTCAATAGATGGATAGTCCATCCAATCTAGTTCTTCTTTGCTGATACCACGGTCTTCTAGGTTACGTCCGATACCGATGGTATCAATTCCTAGAGTATCTTGATATACTTGCAAGCGCAAACCTTCGTGCGCTACCAACTTGTCAATAAAGTTTTCTCTACGATACTTCATTTGCCACTACGTGATTCTGATATTCTATGATTAGATTGACCCGGATGTTTACCTTCGTGGTTCATCCACACGGCGAAAGCCCCTGTCATTGCGCCAGTTACCACAGATACTAAACCAGCCTGTGCTGCACTGGGATCGGACAAGGACATGAACCACTCGACTACACGCCAACTCATAAGCGTCATTACGAGCATCATAAATCTTGGTAACAGTTTCCATTCAAGTATCTTTTCTGCAGCCATTATTTCTTTTTCTTTCCTACTCCACCACGACTGTACGCAGGAGTAGATTCAAAAGCCGCTAGAAAAGCACCAACTACGGGAATAGAACGAAGTCCTACTTTCTTTGCGATTTCTTTTGCTGCGCTTTTTGTTGAACCTTTAAGAATACTTTTTTGTTCTTGTATAAGTGCCTTGCGTACTTTTTTATCTCTGTCGTTTAAATCTGACGGTTTAATATTTTGCAATCTGTCTAGTTTTCCTTGTGCCGCCGTAGCATTAGCTTGGTTGCGCGTAGAAACTGTTTTATCTTTTCTTGCTTGTGTACGCTGCTGTTCCTTCTTTTTAAGCTCTTCACTTCTTTTTTGTCTAGGTGATTTTTTCGCTGCTAATGCTGTAGCACCCGCCGCTGTAGCTGCGGTTCCACCAACCATTGCTGCTCCATATTTATTATTTTCTGCCGCCATTATTTCTTTCCAAAGAATTTAGTCGCTGAACGAACTCCAAAAGAAGCCGCAACGATAACTCCAAGTGAGTATTGATACCATTCAGGCATTTCGTTGAGTCTTGCGAAGCCATTTGCTACTACATCTTCCATTCCCGGCACAAAGGCAAGGATTAGCGGAATACTGAAAAGTATGGTAAGCCACTCGTCTTTCCAAGACGAAGCCGAGCTACGAGCCATTTCAATGTCCCAATCAATCTCGCCAGTGGCTTTCTTTTCCATAATAGCTGCTTCAGCTTTTGCCTTTGCAACTTTAACTGACGATGTAGCTTTCGTTTCTTCAAGTTTTCCATTCATCCAACTCCCAGCTATATTAGCTATTGGACCTATCAGTGCTGTCCACATTATGCCTTACCCCGTCTGAACTGTGCAGTTTTCTTTTGTATTTTTTTAGGCTGCTGGACGAACTGCTTACCAGCACGAGTTCCTTCTCTTTTAGCAGCCGTGGTTGACGCATACTCCGCTGGCGTGAGGGCTTTAATAGCCGATGCCGGTAAATAACGCTCGCCTGTTTGTCCTGATGGCTTACCACTTTTGGTTCTCCAATCTTGACGTGTCCAGTTAACTAAACTTTGTTGTGGTTTTTTCATAGTACAGTTATACCATTTAAAATCATGTTTGTCAAGTAATTAATGAAAAGGCCATAGCAGATGCGGTAATTGCAAAAACTAAAAAGCCAATAGCAAGTAATCCAACCGCAGTAACAGCTATGACTATCTTAACTGTTTCCATCATTTCATTATGTTTTTTTATTGCTTCACGTCTAGCTGCTGCTGCCGCTTCTTTTGCTTCCCTGATGCGTTTTGCTCTTTCATCCAAAATAGCTTGCCACGTACCTGAACCAAACCTGTGGTCTACTAATCTGCGAACTTCTGCTACTTGCTCTGCTGCAATTTTAGCATCAATCATTTCTTTAGCAACGGACTGTACACCAAACTGGTCAGCTAGTCTAACGCCTGCTTTTTTATTGCTTTCTGCTTGTACTTGACTTTGACCCTGCAGTAATGCATCAATATCATTAGCTATAGAACTAATGTCTTTAGCTGTGCCTATAGCTGATTTAATTCCGTCTACCGCACTCTTTACAAGTGCGATACCTGCGAGGGTTTCTGCAATCATGTTGGTTGGTTCCTATTTAGGTTGGGGTCTACATACTGCAGTTAACTTTACTTTTTTACCATCTTCTACTGGAATCGACCTCTGTCGGGAAAGCCGTTCAGCAAAGTATAAGCATCTATCTATATCCTTAAATTTTTGTGTATTATCTATAAGTGTTGAACCAAGATAAACGTACAACACAAACTCGATCATTGATCTTGTAGCAGAAGTAACTCTAGCCGCTGAATAGCAAGTTTCATATCTTGAATAGCATCTTTGTCTGCGTGGCTAACCTGCATATTGCTAACAGCTATACTTAAGTCGTGTGTTGTCTTTAGGTTCCAACCAGCAAGGCCAATCATAATAGCCATCAAGCCAGTGATAATTTGCTTTTCCATTAGTTTTTATACCCACCGCCTGCTGCCTTGTACTCACGTGCTAGCATCTGTGCTTTACGTGCTGACCACTGACCGGGCTTACCACCCTTGCTGCCTGCTTTAATTTTTTCAAATAATCTTTTTCTCAATGCGGGTTTAGTGTAGTTGCCAGCTTCATTAACTCTACTTTTGCTCTTCGTTTTAGTGACCTTCGATTTGCTAGTTTTTCTAACTGCCCCACCCTTCTTGAGTTCTTGCTTTTTCGCCACACCTTTAATTGTTCCTTTGTTGGCACTTGCGTAGAAGATGTCTTCACCCCTCTTCTCCCCATATTTTGCAGTCATAGCAGATTTAATCTTTTTACCTTTTGTTGTAAGCGGCATCTCCTTTAACTCCTCTGGGGTACGAATGTTTCTTCTACATTAAACACCACAGTCACTGCACTGTTTGCACTAGCTAGACCACGAAACTTGTCAGCTTTGTACAGCCACATAGCTTCTGTAATCTGTAACAAACTATTTGGAACAAGCGTTACTGTTTCAGCTAATGTGTAGTACGTTGCGTTCTGGTTATCGTACCAGTCAAGACTGAACGTAACACTGCTAGATGAGGCATTGTTTACGTAAATAGATTTAATATTTGTTTCAAAATTTGCAGGTACTGTGTACAAGTCCTGATTACTTGTAGTCAGTTCTATGCCTACTGTTCTATTTTTGGTTTGTATCATGGGGCTGTGTTCGCTATGTAAATAATATCGAAAGATGCTGCAACTCGTAGGTCAGCGTTTGAACTGTCTGCAATAGCACGAAACTCAATGTCGGTTTTTTCTGGGATAGGCTGTGGACAGGTAATATCCAAATGGTACGAACCTTCAAACAAATCGAACTTGTTTTGTGTACGGAACACACCGTTAAATTCACGAGTGAGCATACGTATAGTGGCAACTTTATTGTTCTGTACCGTAAACGCAGTGGTGTCTAC